GGAAGACGCTGTTACGCCCCCTCGTGCCTATCTGCCCCTCAATGCGCTTCAGCGTGGCCAGGGAGACGTTGCCAGCGGCTGTCAGGTTGATGGCAGCAGGCACCAGCACCGAACCCTTGGGCATGGTTGCCTCTGCCTGAGCAATGAAGCGCCGCTCGACTGGCTTCTGCCCACGCACCCCGCCACTGATCAGGGTGCGCAGGTATCGAGCACGCCGACGCTCGGCATACACCTCAGCCGTTAGGTCGCGCTTAGTGGATCGATTGACCAGAAACGCACGCTGGGTGAAGGGGACAGGGTTCTTGAAGTATTGACGAGTGGCACCGTTAAGCGCAAGGCGCGTGTCAAACGCGGTCTTGTTTAGCGCCTGACTGATGGCGAACGGGAGCTGCTTGGTCATGGCATCCGTCCACCGGATAGCCATCGGTAGCTCTGACCTGATGTCGAGGGTGATGGTTGCCATGTGGTCAGGGTAGGCCGGTTGAAGGGCGAAGCCGTGAGACTGGCTGTTCCTATGTTCCCATCGTTCCGACCCTCCTTAGAGAGTTTCCCTACACCCCCCTATACCCCCCTATATACCCTATATAAATATATATATATAATAAGTAGGAACATAGGAACATAGGAACATCGCTTGGCACGCAAGGGGTCTGGTGTTCCTAGCAGCCATTGCCAGATAGGAACACCAACGGGACCGGGCCAGTCTCAAAAGTAGACCCATTTGAGAACGCCATCGACTCTTTGGCGCCTTCTTTGGTAACCCAAGTCCCGCAGGATGCTGCCCACCTGCATCTGATCGGATCGCGTCTGGCGCTCCATCGGCTTAAAGATGGCATCGGCCAACAGCAGGTCAGTAGTGATCTCCTTGGCCTTGTTGCGCGGAGCGATCAGCCAAGCCTCAATCGGTGCACGCCATGGAGACTCCACCAAGTAATCCTCGTTCTGTTCGGCCACCATGGCTTCCTGTTCGGCGGTCAGGACGCTGGGCTCGCCATTGCGATAGGCGGCCACCGCTGCCGACCAGATTGCATCGCGCTCCATGTACAGGGCGGGAACGTCAATAGGCTTCTGCAGGGTGCAGGTAACGGGTATGACCCAAAACCGGCGGTTGCCCGTGTCATCTACCAGAAAACCACTGTCGCGGTTCGTAGAGCCGACGATGACGCACCGCCTAGGGAAGGCTTCAGTGGCCTTGCCATAGGGCACTCGGAACATGTCCGTGGACTGGCTAAGGAACGCCTTGACTTGCCCGGCGTGTTTTTTGTTGGTGACGTGATCGAGTTCGGCCCACTCCATAATCCAAGAGCGGTGTAGGACCATCAGGTCATCTTTGGAACTGATGTCACGAAGGGCATCGGAAAAGAAATCGCCGCCTAAAGCTGCCCAAAACGAAGATTTGCGTGCCCCCTGCTCACCCATCAAGACAGTGGCATTGTCGTGTTTGCTGCCGGGTTCGTAAATCCGACGCACTGCTGCGACAAGAGTGCAGCGAATCATGTGATCAAAAAGGGTGGGCTCGGTCTGTTCGGCGTCACCTGGGCGAAGATAAGTTGAAGCTATGCGATCAATGTATGTGGGTTGAACATGATTAGCGACGTGATCAAGATAGTTGCGAATAGGGTCATAAGGATTAGATTTGGCGACTTTGACAAGGCAGTCAAGCGCAACCTCCTTTGAAATTTTGCCACCATTTTCGGCAATTTCTAGATAGTAATGCTCTGCATTTTCAAGGACTATGTAACCATTGCCAGGGTTGTTGCGTTCAATTTGCTGGGTGAAAATGTTGTATCTAAGAGCGTTGGCGTCTTTAAGTTGCATCAATAGTTCGTTGGCTTCCAGTTTCTTGAGAGGCTGAAGGTCTTGGGTAATTTTGATTGGATCCGACGCCTGTACCACCTGCGGGACTTGGCGAGTAGGTTTGTAACCATACTGTTGAGCCAAATACCAAAATGTGCCGGCATTTACTGAATGGCAATTGCTGCTAGCGACCTGGTCAACTTGGGCAAATAAGGGACTATGACGCTTCATCATGGCGATGGCGTCTTCGCTCGATGCGTTGGCCTCATGGCAGGCATCCATGAGGCCCCACATAAGGTTGCGAAAGAGGGGGTATTGTTTTGTTTTTGGTATTGCAGCGGGGATACAATCTAGGGCCTCTTGTATTTCAAAAAGCGTGCGGGTTTTATAATTTGCAAATTGCCTCGCCTGTACCAAATTATTGTGTGTGGGTTCATCGGGCAAGCATTCATCAAGTTGTGCGTAGCTGTAATAACTGTCGGATTGATGAATGATGGCCACCTGATCACCTTGCGCGCCATCGGTGTCGATGTGATAGGTGCCAGGAAGGCGCATCACGCGCGATGGATTTTTAAGCGTGCGATCGGCATCAGCGTGCTCAAGAAGACGACGCTGAAGGGAGCGCCATTGATCGGTTGTGATTGGATCGGTAAACGCCCAATAGGTGTGGATGGATTTGCCGCCAGTATCGACTTGGACCGTTGGCTCTGGAAGGCCAAGGTCTTTCCATGCGGCTACCTGCCAGTCTTTGGGGCGATCATCCCATTCACAAAAAATGGCATGACAGGAATTGATTTCTGAGTCGGTGTCACCGCCTGTGTTGATGACTAGGTAGACGCCGCGGCCTTCGGCTTGCCACTCTTCAACAATTTGGCGGCTTGGGGCGCCCTTCCGACCTGCGTCACCTGATTTAAAAGGATGGCCCGATGGAAAGAAAGCCCTGAGGCGTGCGGCTTTGGGTGGCTTGCGAAGGATCTTGATGAACTGGCGAGCGGCGTTGAAATCAATAGGTTTCATTTGCTTGACTTCTGCTGGCGAATGGCTTGATTAAGAAGCAACCGGATTGCGGCGCTACGGGACAGGGCGGAGCCACGCCAAGCGTCAAGCCATGCAAGCTGTTCTGGTGAAAGCCTCAGGGGTATGGGAGTGGCTAGTGGCATGTGGATCGGCAAAGCTTGCATACCGTAGCCGTTTCGTCTACGGTGTCAAGGCCTTGTTCACCGTCCGATGCCAGCGCGCCGATCGAAGCCTTGCCCGCCCTTGGCCGGGATGCAATGCAGCAATTACAAAGATTACGAAAATCATATGAATAAGATTCGCAAAGAATCGCCAATTGGATTACCTTTGGATGGTGATAATTATTTATACGCCGAAGAATATTTGTCTTGGCATGTTGCTTGGCCAGAGTTCATTGAAGAACACGGACCTGCTGAGGCCATTTTTGTCGAGCAAAATCCCGACGTTCCTCCATACCGAGACAGCACGGATCAGAACCAGTTTTGGGTACATTTTGCTGATGGCGAGCGTGAGGTGTTTTCCTACAAAATCTCTCACAGCAACTTTGGCCATAATTTGAATCATCCCGATTTGGTTTTTGGTCAGCACTTGAGGCAAATTAAGTCAGCGGCAAGGCACATTATTAGGCCATTGCACGAAGAGCTTAAACATCGCAGCGGCTTATCAGGTCCGCTTGATGTGCATCATGAAAACGAGCCGTTTCAGTGGCTTTTGTTTCGATTTTTAAGGGATGAGCTAAAACTGCAGACCTTGCAGGACTTGGTAGTTATTGGCACGGACGACATTGGCACGAAAAGATTTGACCCTCAATCAGTTTCTGATCATTGGTATCAATTCCACAAAGATCAGGCCACCTTGGTTGTGATGACAAAGGAAGCCCACAAACAATGGCATGTCGCCAATGGAAAAGATTCAGGACCTAACTGGTTGGAGCTCCGATGATTTTGCAGGCATCTCCCACGCTGCGCGCCACGCCGGCAATGCCACCAGCACCGCGGACGACGCCGAGCCATGCCTGCTGCTCAGGGCGAAGGCGGCCGGTGGCGGTCTTCACCTCGATGCTGCAGAACACGGCCAGTCGGGTGCCCACCATGTCTGGGGTGACGGTGATCGTGCGCCAGCCGATCAGGTCAGCGGAGCCGCGAGCGAGGCCAAAGGTGACCAGCCTGCCGGTGCGGGGATCGGGCAAGGAGCCCACCTGATTGCGGAACAGCCGGGCATCGGATCGCGTCCCGAGCGCCAGGCGGATCTGCTGCTGCAGGGTGGTTTCGGCGTTCACGCACCGCGGGCAAACTCGCCATGCAATTCTGCCGCTGCTTTGCAGTAAGCCATGTAAGCTAGTTCGGGTGTGCCAAACAGCCCAATATATCTGCGATTGCCTTTGTGTATAAAAAGTGCATACCACTTTTTATTTTTTCTATTATAATATACGCCTTTATACCCACTAGTATTTTTTAATGTCGGGCCTACGTTAGCACGGTTTTGCACAGGAGACGCCAGTCTAAGGTTAGCCCATGCATTATTTAGGCCGTTTCCATCTATATGATCAATTTGTCTGTCAGACGGATCTACTTGGGTATGCAAATAATATGCAATACGGTGACAATAAAAAACCTGTTTGTTTATTTGTACTTTTAAGTATGGTGTTTTGCTTTTAGGTGGCAAAGTTTGCCATCCAGCCATTTGCCCTTCTGCTGATCTTCCACTTTTCTTTTTCCAAAATAAATGTCCTGTTTTCTGTTCATATCTAAGTAATTCATTTATTAGTTCAAAAGGCGGCAATGGTTTAGCCTTAGTCATCACTCGGTAATGCGGGTGGTCATGCCTCTGGCGTTGACGCGCGCAGGGGCGCCTCATTGTATGCCTCCCCGTTGCTGCCGAGCGTTGTGGACGTGCTTGGCCCATCCCACCGGATTGCGCATCCCACGCGCATAGCCGACCTTGATCAGCTGCTCGAGCGTTCGCGCCTGCTTGCGTTCGCTGGTGCGCTGCTTAACTTCTTCGCGCTTAAGTTGCTTAAGGTCGCCCTCGACTTGCCTGAGCTGGCGCGAGTTTTGCGGCGCGCAGTCAGCACCGCAGCAGGGGCACAACGGTGCCGGCTTGAACGCGGCGAAGCACTGCGGACAGGTGCGAACTGCAGGCGCCGGCGTGCTGGCAGATCTGCCACGCCGCTCCCGATCGGCGAGCGTCCAGTTGCGATCGTCGTCGGGAAAGCCATGGCGGTGGACGTTGCCGACGTGATCGAGGATCAGCGCGTGGGTCTTACCGGGCGCCGGCCTGAGCACGCGACCGACCTGCTGGAGGTAGAGGCCCTCGGACTGGGTGGGGCGCAGCAAGATGGCAATGCTGGCGGCTGGGATGTCGAAGCCTTCGGAGACCACATCAACGGTCACGAGGATGCGGGTCTCACCATTGGCGAATCGGCCGACCACGGCATCCCGATCAACCGTGCCGCCTAGCAACAGCGCTGCGTTGATCCCTGATGTCGCAAATGCGTCTCGAACTGATTCGGCATGAGCAACGTTGCAGCAAAATGCAATCGCCTGTTGTGCTCCTGCTAGGCGTTGGTAGTGGCTGATCGCATCACCGGTGACCGTTGGTCGAGTCATGGCCGCCGCGGCCTGGTCGTTGGCATAGTCGCCGGCTCGGGTGCGGATGCCAGATAGGTCTGCAACCACTGGTGGCGCATAGATCCGTGCAGCAGATAGGTATCCGCCATTGATGAGATCCGCCACTGACGGCCCGAGCACCATGGCATCAAAGGCACTGCGGAGGCCGCGGCCATCAAGTCGGCAAGGCGTGGCGGTCACGCCAAGGCGCAGCGCACCAGGCCAGTGATCAAGGATCCGCGCCCATTGCCCTGCTGTGGCGTGATGCGCCTCGTCGATGATGATCAGGCACGGCTGCCAGTTGATCGTGGCGAGCCGGCGGACTAGCGTTTGCACGGACGCGACCTGCACTGGTGCATCTGCACGTTGCACACCAGCCGCGATGATGCCGTGCTCGACGCCAGCGGCGGTGAGCTTGCTGCTGGCCTGATGGATCAGCTCACGGCGATGCACAAGGATGAGCACCTTGCGGCCTCGGGCTATGGCGCTGGCGGTGATGGCAGCCAGGATCACGGTCTTGCCAGCGCCGGTTGGGGCGACCAGCAGTGGGGCCTGGGCGCCTGAGCGGTAGGCGGCGCGGAGATCGTCGATCGCCTGCTGCTGGTAGTCCCGAAGCTGCATACGGTTGCATCTGCTGGCATCATGCTATAGGATACCGCAAGTCGCCACGGTTTATGGAAAACGCCGACTATCACCGCCACTCAGCGGTTTCAAAAAGCCACCTCGATCAGATCGCCAAAAGCCCCCTGCATTATTGGGCGCGGTATCTGGACCCCAATCGGGTGACACCTGAGCCCACGCCAGCCATGGCCATTGGCTCTGCCGTACACACGCACGTCTTAGAACTGGACCAATGGGACGCGCGTTATGTGACCGCGCCTGAAGGCATCAACCGGCGCACCAACGCAGGCAAGGCCGAATGGGAGACATTCGAGACGGCCGCCACTGGACGTACGGTTTTAAGCCGTACAGACGCCGAATTGGTGATGCGCATGGGTCACTCGGTTTTCAGGCATCCGGCTGCAGCGATGCTGCTGGCTATGCCGGGCAAGGCCGAGACAACGCACATGTGGATTGATGAGGCGACCGGGTTGCAATGCAAATGCCGCCCCGATTGGCTGACCGATGATGGCAGCCTGATCGTTGACCTGAAAACCACCGAGGACGCCAGCCCTTCGGGATTCCGCAAGTCGATTGCCAATTTTCGGTATTTCGTGCAGGCGAGCTGGTACCTAGACGGGGTTGAGCGCTCCACCGGCAAGCGACCTGAACAGTTCATCTTTCTCTGCGTGGAGAAAAAAGCGCCGTACGCCTGCGCCGTGTACGCCGCCGATGCCGAGATGATTGAGGCCGGGGCTGCTGCTGCCGCGCGCGACTTGGAGGTGCTTGCCACCTGCAGGCAGGCAAACGCTTGGCCGGGTTACAGCGATCAGATTGAGCCGATCAGCCTGCCGCCATGGATGCGGCCCAAGGCTGACGGCACGATGCCCACCACCACCGAGATCGAGACCTACTGATGACCGACAGCACAGCACTAACAACCACGCAGCCGGGAGTGTTTTCTGGCATCCAAGCATTCGAAGACGCCCAGCGGATCGCCAAGGCGCTGGCCAGCAGCACGTTGATCCCGCAGCAGTTCCAAGGGCAGGCGGGTTACGCCAACTGCCTAGTGGCGCTCAACATCAGCCGGCGGATGGGCATGGATCCGCTGATGGTGATGCAGAACCTGCACATCATCCACGGCCGGCCGAGCTGGTCTAGCCAGTTCATCATTGGCCTGATTAACGGTTGCGGGCGTTTCAGCCCGTTGCGCTACGACATCACCGGCAAGGGTGACACGTTGGCCTGCACCGCAGTGGCCACCGAGCTGAAAACCGGCGAGGAGCTGCGCGGGCCAGAGGTCACGATGGCAATGGCCAAGCGTGAAGGTTGGGCGACCAAGAGCGGCAGCAAGTGGCAGACAATGCCGGACCTGATGATCCGCTACCGGGCCGCGGCCTTTTGGGGGCGTCTCTACATCCCCGAACTGCTGGTCGGCATTCAAACCCAAGAGGAGGTGCTTGACATTGAGCCGGTGACGGTCAGCAGCGAACCGCCCAAAGTGGAGCTGGCTGACCTAAACAAGAAGATTCAGGTCACGCCGGTTGAGGAGGTGCCGACTGATGGCGACGACATCTTCTGAGTTCTTGACCGATCTTGAGCTGGCTGATCGCTGGCACATGCACCGCCAAACCTTGATCAGTTGGCGATCGGCTGGCACCGGCCCAGCATTTGTGCGCATCGGTCGGCGCGTGCTCTATCCCCTGGCCGAGGTGGAGCAATACGAAAAGGCCAACACCATCACCCACGATTGACCATGACTTTTAAAAGCAAAGGCGCCATTTTCAAGAACACACCCGAAAAGCTGCAGCAGCGGCTTGGCGATCGCTATGACGCCGGAAAGAAGTATCCCGATGTCGATGGCGTGTTTGGCATCAAAGAGGACGACCGAATGGCATTTGCCAGTTACATCATGAACGCGGCGCCCAATGACAAGGGCGAGATTCCGGTGCGAATCACGGGCTACAACAACACCAGCCAGAGCGGCGTCAAGTATCTGGGCCTATCGATTGAGCCGGACTACAAAACCCAGAAGGTGATCGACGACAAGCTGGCAGCAGCTGGCGCCGCTCAGAGCTTGGCCAAGGCAACCGACGGGGAAGTGGTCGCCGTAAACGAAGAAGACCTGTTCTAGGTCACATCAGTTCAAGTTCCAGGCGGGCGATCTCATTGACCGCTGCCTGGAGCAGTTCCTGCTGGTAGCAGGTCTGGCGCAGGAGAAGTGCTGCAAGTTTGCCGGCGTCGCCGGTAGCCTGCAGCGCTCGGCACTGGGCTTCCAGTTGAAAGGCTTTCTCAGGCGGAATTTCCACCGCCATCCACTGACCAAAGTTCACTTGTTCGGGGCAGGTTGCCCCATGTTGCCCATGAACTGCCCTAAGTGCAGCCACAGCCGCCACCGAGCGGCGGTGACGAACAGCCACCCGGACGACCAGATTGTGCGCAAGCGGGTCTGCGAGGCGTGCGGGCACGCGTGGTTCACGGTTGAGGTGATGGTGCCCAACTATGCGGTGGGCTGGAGTGCTGCGCATAAGAGGAAGCCGGTGCTGCGTGTGCCGATGGAGCTGACGGCTGGGGGCACGCGGGTGCGGGTGAAGCATCAGGAGGCAAAAGACCGGCTGGCATTGCTGCGCGAAGCAAACGAGAGGCGGTCGCGGGAAGCCGATCGCAGCCACATGAACAAATGTCACACGGGGGATGATGCACTGCCCGCGGTGCAGCATACTTAGGGGACGGCCGACGAGGCCACCACCCACCCACCGACAGCCATGACCGCCGCCGCTCAACTCCAACTCGACCTAATGGCCAAAGGCGCCTTCATGGTTGACGCCGGCAACACCGCCACCAAGCTCGGCACCTACCGCTTCACCGTCAACTACGCCGGCGAGATCGAGCGCTTTTACACCCTGAAGCAGGTCAAGACTTGGGCGCTTTACAACCTCGACTGAGCCCTCCGGGGCTTCCCACCAGCACCCCACCACCATGATCCGACCCAAACTGCTCGCCGCGGCCATGCTGCTAGCGGCTCCGGCATTTGCCGGCTCTTTCTATCCCAACACCTACGGCGCACGCTTCTGCGAGCTGCGACGCATGGGCATCGCTTCAGCCGAAGCCCGCGCCACCGCAATGAAGGAAGCATGGAGTCAGCACAGGGAACCCACCTACGTCAACTACCAAGGCCAGCGCACCAGCCTCGATGTGCTCGATGCCGCTCGTTATGTCACCACCCGCTGCCCGGACTTACTTCAATGATCACCAACCCTTGGATTAACCGCATCACCGTTTTGGTGGTGATGTTCGCCATCTACGCCGCTGGTTATGCCGGTGGCCGTGACCAAGCCACGCTGGCGCATCAGCAGCATCCTGCTTGCCATACCAACCTCAAGCCATGACCACCCCCAGAATGCGCCGCTTCTATTTCCAGATCCGCTCGGCCAACGTGATCGAATGCATCTGGGCGCACAGCCTGACCGAAGCCAAAGCCAAGGCCGCCATCACTTGGATGCCTTGGTGGCAAGAGCTGGAATGGCTCAACCCTGAAACCGTTACCGATCCATCTATTTATGTCTGACACGAGCACCGGCTCCATGCTGCCGTTTCAATGGGACGAGCCAATCACTGGCCGCTTTGGCGATGGCATCAGCCGGCCGCGGCCCAAGGCGCGCGTGCGCGAGTATCGCGTGATCGTTTACCCAACAGGAGCCCGGCCAATGACTTGGATTACCCGCGCTGAAACCAAACGCCACGCCATTCGCTACGCCGAAAACCGTTGGCCCGGTGCTGTGGTGGAGATCGCCTGATGGATCACATCCGCGCCAAACTGGAAGCCCTGATCAGCGATTCCGGCATGTTCAACGCCGGCCAGCAGGAGGAACGCTTGCGGCTGGTCACGTTGCTCCGCGCTCGCCTTGATCAGTTGGCCAACCTGCCATGTCACCCGCACATCTCAGCACGCCGCGAGGAGTTGCTGAACATCCTTCAGTCACTCATTCACCCATGAACCGCGTTCAACTTGACCAGCAGCGCGCCGATATGCTCGACGCGCTTTACGTTGCCAGCGGCCGCACTAACGGGCTCTACACCGGCCTTTGGGAGGAATTCTGCCGCGACATTGGGGCCAGCTTTCGCGACACCGCCTACGCCGAGCTGCACGCCGCTTGCGTGATGGCCATCGGTGACGCAGAAAGCCACCTAGCAGAGAAGCACGCGCAGCAGTGCATCGCCGTCTGCCGTCGGTTCCTGCTCGGCAGCCGATGGTCCTGAGTGATCGCCGCCCTAAGGGCAAGGGCCGAAACTTTACGGTCAACATCAGGATGAGCCGTGAGGAGATCGAGCAAGCGCGTGAACTTGGAAGTGGCAACGTGTCCATGGGCTTTCGATGGGCATTGCGCTATGCCAGCGACCGCAAAATGAAACCCGTGACACTCACCACACTGCTCCGATCGGCAGCGGTGCTAGCCAGCGAACTCGAAGCTAAAAAGCGATGACCGACAACATCAACCACCCACCGCACTATCGCCAAGGCAAGCTCGAGTGCATTGACGCAATCGAGGCCGCACTGACGCCGGAAGAATTTGCCGGCTACTGCAAAGGCAATGTGCTCAAGTATGTCTGGCGCGAACGGCACAAGGCCGGCGGTGATTCATTGGCAAAGGCGGAGTGGTATCTGCGTCGTTTACTCGCCAAACTGGACTGATGGACACCCTTCCTAACATTTCACTACTTGAGCGCCTAGCTATCTGGGTGCTATGCCGCAGCCCGCGGGTGAGCCTGCTGGTGGTGAAGGATAAGTTCTGGCCGGACGTGTTCTTTGCCGCAGACGTCACCGATCCGGCGGCTGCATTTGTTGCCGACGGCATGAACGAACCTGATCCACCGAGCATGGTGCTAGAGCGGTTGTATCACATGCCGTCACACGGCGAACGCGAATGATTTCGCTGCACGCTGGCCGTCTGCTGTTGAGCTGTGAACGGGCGAGCCAGACATGGCACGCGCACATCATTCTTGGCCCCAAGCCCGAGCACCAGATGGTGGCCGATACAGGCACTGTCGATCTCCGGCAAGCAATGGAGCGCGGACAGAATCTGTACGCCGCATTTCGGGCAAAGGCAAGGCCAGTCGAGGTCGAAACGAAGGTGATGTGCTGGGATTGCATCCACTGGACACCTGGCGGCCGCGGCCGATGTGAGATGGACATCCCCGAATCCCGCCAAACTGGGGGAAGATTTGCGCCGTCCTGCGCGGTGTTTACACCATGCAAGAACCCATCGTGATCAGCCGGTTAGAGCGCGACGGCGGCGCCATCGAGACGCTGGAACCTGCTGCTGGTGGTGAGCTGTACTACCGCAGTTGCGCCAATGGGTATTGCCGCTACAGCTCCGATTTGTGGCAGGCTGAGCTGTACCTCGACCACCTGCTAGCGCGATGACTTTATCCGTCGCCCTTAGCTTAGCCATGGCCTATTGGCTTATCTGCGCCGCAGTCCTCTGCTTTTGCAAGAAGCTCCTGCCCTAGCCAGTTGACAATCGCCCATTCACGGGTGGCGGACCAGAACGGTTGGGCGCGATACCAGTCCACCCAGTTGGTTTTGCTTTTGGAGGAATTGCATCCGAGGCAGCAGCTCACCAGATTTGTGCGGTGATGGATGCCACCCAGCGCCTTGGGCACTACATGGTCAAGGGTCGGGCTCCTGCCAAGCGCCTCGCCGCAGTAGGCGCATTGGTAGTTCCAGGCGAGGTGGATCTGATCACGCGCAGACTTGCGGGTTACCAGCTGCGTCTCTTCAATCCGGTGTTCCATCGTCCTGGCCAGGCAACAGGAAGGCGGAAACGTCGAGATCAACGATGTCGTCGTCGCTGGGAATGAACTCAGCCAGTTGGCTGTAGATGTCGGCTGGCAGCTCAGAGGGATCGGTTGCGGATCGGACGATCAGCTTGGCGTTGATCTCGACCAGGTATGCCCGCACTGGCAGAAGCCCGGCTGAGCTAACGGTAGCGGGTGCAACCCAATCGCCCGTGTTACGGATTGTCAACTGGCCGACCCGTCGCCGCCGTATGCGCTGCGGGCGGTGTATAGTTCACACATCGACAGCCACCCACCCGGTCATGATTCACGCCGCCGCCGCCATCGCCATTCTCGACAACGCTGGCCTGACACTCGACCAAATGATTGAGTTTTGGGGTTCCATGCTGGTCACCGACCGCGCCGGCAACGGTGACACCTGGTACAACCGCCAGCAAGTCGAAGCCTTCGCCGCCTGAGCGGCCTTACCATCCACCCATGACCTACATCCTCAACATTGGCCCGTGGCATATCGGGCCTTTCCCCACCCACATCGCCGCACAGCACTGGGCCGAGTGCCATGGTTGCGACGATTACCGGATGATCGCCTTGGATGACCCAGCAGAGGCGCCCGCGCGCATTGCTCGATTGAGTGACTGCCAAGCATAAAAAAAGCCCCGACGCCCACCGCGCCGGGGTGCAATGCTCACCGAGCCAAGCCTAGCCCTTGCTTGCGGTCACGCCTAGGTCGCCGTTGTAGCGGCCAGTTGCTGCATAGGTGCGCTCAGGCGTGCCTGCAATGACGTGAAAGACCATCTGGCCGATCTTCATGCCAGGCCACAACGGGATGTTGTGAAACCGGCGGCTGTTGTGCAGTTCCAGCGTCAGCCGGCTGCCATGCCAGCCTGGGTCGCAGTAGCCGGCCAGCAGGTGCTCCAGCCCTTCACGGGCGCGGCTTGACTTCAGCACGAACTGCGCCGCGATGTGGTCGGGCAGGTTGAAGATCTCCTGCGTCTCGGCCAGGCAAAACTCATTCGGTGCCAACCAGTACGGATCGGCTTGGGTGTGGTGGCTGATGCCAAGGATTTGCAGCTCCGGCCGGTCCTCCACTTCAATCATCAGCCGGTCACCCAGCAGCACATCGAGGCTGGCGGGGTTCTGCAGTTCGGCGTTGTAAGGCACCACCATCGCCGCCTGGCGGCAGAGGCGGGCGATCTCGTAATCTGGGATAATCATGCGCTCAGTTGTAGTCCCACCGGACCCTAGGACGCCCCTCCCGAATGCCGATGTGAACGAACTGCGGCGCGGCGTATCCCAGAGAATACGGCCACTCCCGATCGACCCATCGCTGCACGGCCATCATGTCCGCTCCGTCTACATACACATCCACCGCTCCCACGCCCGGCGCGTTGTAGAGGTGCTCTGACTGGCTAGCGCCACCAACGGCCCGGTTAATGGCTGCCGGCCGGTAGCCACTTGTAATGGTGATGCGCTTGCCGCCGAACGCTGTGCGCACCTTTTCCAGGAATGCGGCCAACTCGATGGCGGTGTCCACTTGATGCTGCGCCACAAAGCGCCGGGCCGGATCACCCAGGGCAAATTCGCCCAGCGTGAAATGCGGCGACAGCTTGGTGCCAAATGGGCTCGATGGCGTCACCTTGGCAACCTGCTGCGGCGGCACCGGCGGCAACCCTTCACGCCATAACTTGCCCTCAGCTTCACGCCGCCGCTTCAAGCCTGCCTCAAAGCTGGTGCCAGGGTTGCGGTAAAGCAGCATTGCATCGGGCACGGCTGCCCAATCCTTCTCGCGCAACCGACGGCTGATTGTTTCAAAGCCAGTTGAACCATAGAAGCCGGCACCGAGGTTGTAGGCAAACGACACCAACGCCGAGCGCTGCTCGTCAGCCATCTCCTTCCAGCCGGGCACATCCTTGGCCAGCTTGGCGGCAATGCGGTCCACCTCTTGGCGAAGCAGCATGTCCGCCTCGATGGCATTGATCCTGTCGCCTTGCTTGACCGGCCGGCCGTCTTGATAGCGAGTGTTCCCCCAGCCGATAGTCCATACGCCGGCGGGGCATTTGTAGGCATCAAGGTGGCAGCCCTCAAAGGACTGGATCAGCTTGAGCGCAGCGCCAAGGTCCTGTTGCTTGCCGTCTTGACTCCAGACGCTGAACCAAGCGCGATCACGGCGCATTGCAACGGCGTAACCATTAACGGCCAGGTCCTGCTCCAGCAGTTGCAGCGCAGCAGCTTGATGCGGCAGCGCCTTGTAATACCGGAACAACTGTTCCAGCGTGATCGGTGCTGCGTTTGCCATTGATCAGCGGCGCTGCTTGGGGAACATAAGCCGAGCAGCTTGAAACAGTAGCTGCACCCAGCCATTCGATTTGAGGGGCGTGAGGGCAATGATCTCGCTACCAGCGGCGATGATGATTGCAACGACGGCAATGGTTTCGGGGCTCATGGCGTCCATGTTGATGCTTTTAGGTTACTTGTGGATCTCTAGCGTGCGCACCCGCTTATCCAAATCGGATAGCTGGACCTTGTAATCGTTCTTCAGCTCGTTGACGGCAACAGCCATTTGCTGCAACGTTGCCTCAATGCGGGCCGATTGAATTTGCATATTGACCAGCAACGCACCAATGGCGAACATGCCAGCCGCAATGGCTGCGGGAAGGGACGCAACGAACACGCCGCCGA